GGCCGGAGCAACAATGTAGTAATCACCGCGTTCGGCGATTGTGAGCTCAGCGCCCTCGGGATAAATATCAGTACCCTCGTCGTAGGACGGCAGAGAAGCCGTGAAAGTGCGTTCTACAAGACCTACTACCTTGTCCCCTGCAGCTCCTTTTGCAGAAGCGATAGGGAATTGAACGGCCGTTGTGGAGCTCGTTGCGGCCTTAGCAAAAGCGAAAGTACCGCAAGCCACGGTACCATCGCTCAGGTAGTTATGCGGCGTGTATACCGCCTGATTGAAAGCCACCTGCTGACCTGCGATACCTACAGCAGGGTAAAGATTTACTGTTTTTTGAAGCATCAAAAACTCCTATTAGTTAACTTTTTCAAGAATGGAAGTAAGCGCGGTGCGTTCCTCTTTCGGCGCCGAATCGTGTGCCGAGGACTTCGTAGAACCCTGACGGCCCGCAATATAAGCGCGATAAGCGATCCGAGCCTGAGAGGGACTGACGCCGCTAATGCCCAACTTCTTCAAAGCGGCCAAATAAACCTGACCTGCAGAATCGTAAGCACCTAAACGAATTGCACCGACAATCGGCTTGACTTCCTCAATTGCGGTCATTTCATCGATCAGTGCGGATTTAAGGACTTTGAACGAATCAGACGCTTTCACCGTTTCTTCTACCTTTTCTTCGACGCCTTTCACTTCTTCGTGGTCATCTTCGGCCTCTTTGGCCGTGAACTTGTAGCCTTCCTTAAAAGCATTCTTGACAGCGTCCGGAGCGTCATCAAGGCCGCAGGATTTCAAAGCGTCTTCAACACCCTGCAAGTAACGCTCTTCACCTTCGCGCTCATGATCTCGATCAATGCGTTTCGGATCAGCTTTTTCACGTTTTTCGCCGTAAAGGACGCCAGCCTCAAATCCAGCCTTGAAAGTCGGATCTTTCATTTTTTCGTCAAGTTCAATATCGTCATCCTTTGTTTCGTTTTCAGCGGGCTTGGGTGCTTCATCGCCAGTAGCCTTTGAGTAAGCCAAGTCAGACAACGTATCCTTCATTTTCTTGAGATCGTCGTCGCTCATCCCCTTGCTTTTCAGCTCGTCGAGAATTTTTGTAATGGCGGCCTCTTTGTCTTCATCAGAGGCGTCTACAACGTTGCCGTTTTCATCAACCTTGTGCAGGTCGATAATTTTCTGGGCGAGATCAACTTCTTTCTGCTCGGTGCCAGCGTCTTTGTTTTCAATATCTGCCATATTGATTTCCTTACCTGTATCGCTAACCTTCACGGTCGGGCCAGCTCGCCCTTTCTCAACTAGCGCCAAATGGTTAGCTCTAATTTGACGCTGTACAAAATCGTAGTGTTCCCCATCATCCGTATCCCCTGACTTAAACTCAGGAATATATGTGTACGCTAGGGACAGCTCCTTCATGCTTCCATCATTGATACGGTTAATCGCGTCCTGATCGAAAATATGAAGAGAGTTCATTAAAAACGGGGCCTCAAAAGCCCCGTCGGTTCCGGTAGTTCCTACCCGAGTTTGTTTGTCCTCAGGCTCGCCTGAATCATCGTGATGTTCTAGGTGAATCGGAATACCATTTATCGATTTGATTGTTTCTTCGCTTGCAAGTTCTTCCGGCGGTCTGTATGCGTGATAGATCTTTTCAGGATCCAGTCCTTGAGCCTGCCAGCCTGAGATTTCACGGCCTAAATAAGGTGCAACTTGCACGCGCGTTAACGGCGAACGTTCGACGTGTAGAAAGCCATTCGCGTCAACCGTTCTCATACTGGCCGAGTCGAACGCAATACAGCGGTCATCTTTATTCATTACCTAAACCTCAAAATATGAGCTGCCCTGTCGTCAAAATCCAATGGCAAAAAGGACTATCGACTTAAACAAATAAAAAGCTAAGTAGCCTGCAAAAGTCCACCGAATAACAAAGAACCACTTGGGGTAGGCTCTGACAAAATCCATGACGAATCTCCTCGTCTGTTTTGATAAAATTAACTTCATGGTCGATGTTTCCCTAAGCTAATCGACTACTAAAAACCCCGCGAGTTCGTACCTCACGGGGTTTTGTTTAAATTCTTGGTTTAGTCCTCAATGACAGGACGAAACGTACAGCGGCACCAATACAACTCACCCGGCATAACTTTTTTGTCTACCGCCTTGTCATAAAGTCCTTCCGCGAGATTGAACGTTTTCCCGTTCATCTCTATATGCGTCGGACGGCTTGAGTACTGACCGGGTACGTGAATCCAAACGCCTCGCTTAATCCCGATTCCTTCACAATTCTTTTGAAGAATTTTTTGACTAATTTTTGACGTCTGATCTATCGCTACTCGCCTAGCACGTTTCTCGGTAAAGCCTTTCGTGGCTTCCAAGGTTTCAACGATGTGGGAGTACGTGTCCTTGCCTTCGTATGCGTCTAAAAACGCCGCCCGAATGTTCCCTATATCGCTGGAATTTATGCGCGTTATAAGACTTACTGTATCGGTTACAAGCTTCGGTAATTCATCTATAGCCTGAGGCGTTATGAAAAACGATTTACGACTATTGCGCATGGCCTGCCTGAGAACGGCCGCAGGAATTCCCGCGGCTGTCAACGAGGCCTTTTGGGAAACCGAAATATCAGCCGACAGGTTACGTACATACCAGTCTGCGATCTTCTGCGTTTCTTTGTCCGCTTCTCGTAACCATGACATCATGTTGCGAGCAATAAACTCATCAATATTCCGCTTGAACCGTTCAGGATCACGGAGCACAAGGCGATTGATTTTGCGCTTAATCTGCCTAAGCCTTTCACGGTCTATCGGGTCATCAGGCCTAAACGTTAATGACACGTCTTCGGCTAAGAGATTTTCCTGATCGATGTACAGCAAAATCTCATTGATAACACGACGCCTAAACGAGTTAACGAACGTCAAAAGTTTCTTCTCGAACTTCCGACTCATCGCAGGACTGGCGGCAATGCTGCGGGCCGTTTTCAATGAATTTCTCCCGATTTGTCCACGTCATCCAAATGAGGGTTGTTCTCTGGCGCCGGAGTTTCCCTCTTTGATAAAAACTCCTGCATAGGACCGTTAGTGGCCGTAGGATCATCAGTCATCAAATCACCCTCCATATCGTCAGGCAATTCATCGCCAATGAAATCTAACCCGGTAGCCGGATCACGTTTAACCGATTCACGAACCTCTTCGGCGCTGATAACGTTTCTGTCTTGAAGCACGGCCAGCATATCCACGCGGGTTTTTGCCGTCATTGCAATAGCTGCAGCGTCATCCTCACCCAGCTCATTAAACATGAAGGAAATTGAATCATCAATTTTGCCAAACTCGACAAGCTGAATGATTTTTAAACAGGTCTGAATCGCGTTCCTGTTTAATTCCTGCTTTGACTTGATATGGTCGTAATAATTACGGATATCGCTCTGACCTGTTGCGTTAAAGCCGCTCGGCGAAATACCCAAGAGTTTTACCGCAGGAGTTCGGTTAATGCTGGCTATGAATTCCAGCGACTGGCGGATAATGTCAGTCACGCCTGCAATGGTGGCGGTAATGTTTTGAACATCTTCGGTTGAATCGCAGGCAAACACAGAATCATTATCACGATACCTCTGCAGGAGCGACATTTTCCCGTCGAGTTGCTCGATACCGCCAGCTTCTAATACCTGAGCAAAATCCGTCTTAAAAACCAAGAGATTCAGCTTGTCTAAGATGTTTACACCTGCTTCCCGAGCCTTGTTCCAATGCAGAACGTAATCCCACAAAATTTGTGCTTGTGGAATTCCGAAGAAATTGTATGCAGGCTTCAGTAACTGCGGGGGCTCGTTATCAACCAGTCGCAGAAGCCGAGAGGCGTGGACTTTGCGCCCTAAAACGTACCAATGAGCGGGCCTCATGTAATCAGACTTCAACGGGTCGACAGAGTTGTACATACCCGGAGATACGTTGATAGGGTCCACCAAGACGAACTTAATGTCGGAACCTTCCTTAATTTCTGCCGAAACGTTGGATATATTGAGCGGTAAATCAAGCCGTTCCGCCCCGGTGTCGATAAAGATCATCGCACCGCCCATAAAGCCCACAAGCGACTGAGCCCGATTGAATAAAGAACGTAATCTGTACTTTGATTCTTGAAGGTCTTGGAGTTTGTCTATTTCTTCGTTGTTAACGTCATCTCCCCCTGTGAGCTGAATCCACTCTCTGGTCATGTCATCTGCGACGGTTTGAACGCAGGTACGAATCATGCCGTTTTGGGCGATATTCTGAAGGACGCCATAGCCTACGAAAGATGTCGTAGGAAACTGTCCCAGCGCCATAGCGTGACCCGTAAGCGTACTCTGTAACGCAGCTAGACTAGCCCCAAACGACGAATCATGAGCCATTAAAACGGCCTTGGTATCCTCCTCGTCTAAACCTTGTAACCCAAGAGTAACAGGCAACGCAGAAAGCGCCTTCACATCTTCCGCCGTCAAGGTCTTCCTTCTGGGGAAATACGGAGCTCCAGCGGCTTCAGCGTAATTCACCGTCCCCAATCTCTTTTGCAAGCCCAGCGGGCGGTGATTTTCTTTTGATTTTTTCTTCATTGCGTTCATCGAAAAAAATGCCGCCCACGGGTTATGTAGGCGGCCAACTCATCCAAGGAGATAAGACTACTCAAAACCTCGGAGGCCGCTTCAAAGCCTTCAGCACATCCTTAGACAGAATGTATGTTGCGTTGTTCCTAAAGTAATTAAGACATTGACTTAGAGAGTCAACTTGGTCATCGTGGGCGCCGGCTGGGAAATTGAGTAGTTCAGCCTCAAATGCGCCCATCCATGGCGTTTTCTGCGGGTCAGGCAAGTACACATTGCCAGCTTCGAAAAATGGCGTTATCGCGCTTGCACGGGCCTCCTTGGATTCCTTCGGGGTAACCGGAACAATGCCGCTGACGGTCTTTTGAAGTTCAGAGATAATCGCCGATCCGTTCGCTTTGTCTTCAACCAACTTGCGTAACGCTTTGGGCCACTTGTGCGCAAGAATGAGGAACATCTCACGTGTTTTAACGAAGTCCCACTGACCTCTGACTTGATCTAGCAAATAAAAATCAGCGCCTTTCTTCCCCCAAACTTGTCCTACCACATAGTCCGAATTCTTCGAATCCTTAAACGTCATGTCCCACGACGTTACGATCTGATCGAACTCAGGTGGCAGGCTCGATTCCGTCCAGTATTTAAACCATTCCGCTTTAAATACGTTACCTCCGTCCGGTATCGGATGCTGCTGATACAGTGCAGCCCAATCTCTCGAACCGACTGTTTTCTGAATCTTTTTAAGCTGATCTAACGAATAACGCTC